CACAGAAGATTACCCCGGAAAGCTACTTCTCTAAGGTCAAATCCATCACGGTGCGGGTCTGCATGACCAACTGTACTGGCACCTTGTATGTGACAGATATTTTGCTACAGCCGGGGTCTGTGGCAACGGGATGGGTAGGTCATCCCTGTGAGATGAAGTGGGTGCTGGATGGCTAATCCGGCATTCATCCGACTGGCAGAGGTCATAAACAAAAAGCAGGATATGCGTGTTGTGAGCATCACGGTGAAGCCTACCATCACCGATTGCTCCGGCACGATCTGGTTTACGGATCTGATGCTGCAAGAGGGACCGGCACTGACGGGATATACACCCCACACCGAAAGCAGGCTCAAAGAGGGCTCCAAGGTGTGGTTCAATGGCGTGGTTCGCTCTGCCGAGACAGTGGTGCTGTTTAACCTTGGGGAAACTTCCGGCGGTCTGGATGTCCATATCTTCCCCAAATCCGATATGGCAGCTGGCTCCGTGCAGCTTGCCCAGGGTGCTGGTGGTCAGCGTGTCCGCTTTCCCAATGCGCTGAAAGCAGAAGATGACCTCGCTCTACTCGCCTCTGTCCGGGAGTGTACCAGAAACGGTGTGACCGAGCCGAAAGAGGGATTTTATCAATACAGTGCCGCTTGGGATTCCAAGCATCAGGTCACTCTGGAAGATGGGAAGTCTGCCAGGGTGCTTTTTGAATTGCAGGAGATGACGGATGGAGGTGAGTCGTTCTGATGGATAAGTTAAAAGGCAAGCGTATCATGGTCTGGACATTTATGGGTAATTCCAGAATGTATGAGGCACTCCGTGATTACGGTGACCGCATTGACACCATAGGTCTGTTTTCATTCAAAGTGGATAAGACTGGGACAATCACAGAAAGCGGCGTGACGATTTCCAGCATGATGACCTACATCAATAAATGGCCCCATATCCGTTGGCTACTGACCGTTGCCAATGACGGCTCCAATTCCGTGTTCAAAGCCCTGCGTGATAATACGGACGGCGCACAGGACACTTTCTGCTCTGAACTTGTCCGCATCATGGAAAAATACCCTTGGTGTGATGGTGTGGACATCGATCTGGAAAAAGGAGATGACTATTCCACCCACGCTGCCTCCACAGCCATGTTCAAACACATCTATGAAACCGTCAAAGCCTATGACCCCACCAAGGAGATGAATATCTGCTTGCCTGGTATGACTTCGGTCAACGGCTCGGTTGGTGGTGAGAACTGGTGTGTTTATGGCGACCTCAATCGATACTGTGATACTGCCTCTATCATGACCTATGGTATGGCGTGGGCTGGTTCTGCTCCGGGTCCCGTTTCCCCAAGAAGCTGGCTGGAAGGTGTATATGACTATGCGGTACGGGTCATGGACAGAGAGAAAGTGTTCCTTGGGATGCCTGCCTATGGCTGGAACTGGCAGATATACGATACCCCAGAGAACCTGGGCGAATATTACCGAGGCACTTCCAACACTTACTACGCAGCAAAATACTGGATGACTGGAGCGTATAACTTCACCGATGACGGGCCACCCCAGCCGATGATCCCCATTGTGGCATACTGGGACGATTACGATATGGGTCCGTGGGCGCTTCCTCATGTGTATGACTACATGGAAGGCAGGGATGCCGTATCAAGAAGCGCACCGCAGATGTCAGAAACCTATAACCGCAGACGGTATCTGACCGCCTACGGTAAGCAGCAGAAGACCGAGTTTGGAGAAATCATCATCGACCACGATGCCGAGCCGGACAGCTATTCCGGCGTGGTATCGGTATCGGAAACGCTGGTCACTCTGGGCGATGAGGGGTCTGCTACCTACAAGTTTACCGTTGAGGAAGCTGGTACCTATGATGTTGCGGTTCGGCTTTGTTTCCCGTTCTGGGATAAGAACAGCATTTACGCATCGCTGGATGGCAGCACAGTCCATTTTTCCGAAGATAGGCTCTGGTGGCCGTATTGGAGAACGACCTTCTGGGCGACTCTTGCCAAGGGCGTGAGCCTATCTGCCGGAGAGCATACGCTGACCATATCGGTAGGGGTGAATGGTGTGCAGTTCTACGGTTTCCGTGTCTGCACCGATTTTTCCGAGGAGCCTTCCGCTGGTGATGCTACCTATACCCTGGCACCCAGAAAGTTCAAAGACGTCAACGGTGATATGGTTGGCCCAGCGACTGGCTTCAAGCTGACGCTGGAGATGCTTCGCAGAAAGCCGGACTCGGCTCTGGTGTGGTACGAGGATTTCCGTGATGAACAGAAAATCCCCGAAAGCTACTGGACGGTGCTTTCCGGGGAGTGGGATGTCTGGCAGGAGAATCTGCCTTATGGCGATACCAGCAGACCATATTCCCAGCTGGAGGGTTCTGGGCAGCTTGCATGGAAATACTCCAGCTTTTCAGATGTTCACCTCCGGGCGCAGATCATCATCCCGGAGGACGGCGGTGGCAAGTCCGGCATCTTCCTGGGGTCGCTGTTTTTGTGCATCAATTACGATACCCAGAGGCTGGAACTTTACGAGGGGTCAACCCTCAAGGGAAGCTATTCAGCCACCTACGAAAAGACATCGAAAGCTGACCTACGGAGCAATCCAAATGTCTATACCATCGAAATGCGGAAGCGTGGAAATAAGGTGAGGGTATATTCCTCAACTTCCTATACGCTCCGCTTCACGGCAACCGTCAGCAGTGGCGGCGGTTATGCTGGCATCCGCTCCGATAAAAAGGTCAACTGCCAGCTGCTCCGTCTGGGCGATGCCTGGACGTATGAGCCGTATGAACGCTTTGATGTCATTATGCCAGATGGGACACAGACCACCTTCGGCAGAATTGAACGGTCGAACTGCACCTGGGATGATGAGTTCCAAGTGTTCACTTTGACTTCAGATGTTGAGGAATCGTCCACCAGAAGCGAGAGTATTTCGCTGGACTATGAGTTCTACCACTCACACATCATGCCGCTGGAGTGCGGAAATGACTACACGGCAAAAATTATCCCCAGGGACATCAATATCTGGATTTCCAGACTGTTCCTTGGGGATGCGGACGGCTTTTCCATTCTGTACTACCAGGATGTGGACAGCCTGATCTACTGGGCAAACCAGGCAGCATACCGATGGAAACTGCGAGGGATGTGTATGTGGTCCCTGGGGCAAGAGGATATGCGAGTCTGGGAGTGGCTGCCCAAACAAACTGAATAGATGCGATGAGGGTGTCTGCCGGGTGCAGATGCCCTTTTTGTATACACAAAAACGAAAAGGAGGAAACGACAATGAAGGAATTTTGGAATGTGATCCAGCTGGTATTCGCCGCCGTGGGTGGCTGGCTTGGCTGGTTCCTGGGAGGATGTGATGGCTTGCTTTTCGCATTGATTGCCTTTACTGCGGTGGACTATATCACTGGTGTGATGTGCGCCATCGTGGACAAGAAGTTGTCCAGTGCCGTGGGCTTTAAGGGCATCTGCCGTAAGGTGCTTATTTTTTTGCTCGTGGGCATTGCACACATTCTGGATGCCCAGGTGATTGGTGCGGGAAGTGTTCTGCGTACTGCGATCATTTTCTTCTATCTCTCCAATGAAGGCGTGAGCCTTTTGGAGAATGCCGCACATCTGGGATTGCCTGTGCCGGAGAAGCTGAAGGATGTTCTGGAACAGCTTCACGACCGCGCAGAGAGTAAGGAGGAATAAGCCGTGAAGCTGGTAGAATCTATCCTTACGAAAAACCCCTGCTACACCGCAGGGCGAAAGATTACAGTAAAGGGTCTGATGCTCCACTCCGTGGGGTGTCCGCAGCCCAAGGCATCCGTATTCATCAACAGCTGGAACTCCGCCAGCTACGACAGGGCGTGTGTTCACGCCTTTATCGATGGCAACGATGGCACGGTCTATCAGACTCTGCCTTGGAACCATCGTGGCTGGCATGGCGGTGGCTCCAGCAACAATACGCATATTGGCGTTGAGATGTGTGAGCCGGCCTGTATCAAGTATGTGGGCGGTTCTTCTTTCACCTGTTCTGATACCGCTACGGCAAAGGCAGTGGCGAAGAGAACCTATGAGGCGGCAGTCGAACTGTTCGCA